TTGGAAAGCGCGCACACTAAAGTCAAGAAAGGAGTGATGAACATGGCAGAACAAAAAAATACCGAAAAAAAGCAGGAGTTAAAAAACCAAAAACCGCTGACCGCCCCCGGCACCATCAAGGGCAAGATCGAGGTTCCGGACACACGCGAGCGCAGAGACGGCCCCGGCGGCAATTAAACTGCCTTTTTCTTGACACGTTTTAGCGCCTTTTTTGTTCAAGCAGCAAAAAGGCACCCATACGGCTGCGGTTTTTGTTTCTGATCTCTCTTCAAAAACGGGCAGGCGACCTTGCGGTTGCCTGCCCGTTTTTGAAGAGACAACGGTGCGATACACCGCCCCTGACGACACTTTGACGACTTTTTTGACGAACTTTGTACCTTTTAAGGCAGAGAAGGAGAGACGGCGGCAATTCTGCCTCCTACTCGTCAGCAAAGCCTTGCGGCTTTGGTTGCAAGATGCTTTCTTGTGTGGCAAAACACCATCTCACATCCTCTCAAAATGCCGCCACGTAAAGTTTTCGGCATCTTGCCGCACCCGCCCTCGCGGGCGCGGTTCTGGCCTCCGGCCCGCTCCACCAGAAAAAGGGCACGGCTTGCTGCCGTGCCCTTTTTCTGGCGGAGAAGGAGAGACTCGAACACTCTCCAAAATCTCTATTTCATGAGGTTTTCAACGATTTTGACGATCATTTGACGACATCACAGCAGTTGCTTTCACGCCCCATACCCACTATATCCCAGCAGCTTTTCCTTCTCGCTCTTGCTCAAATTCAGCTTGCTGATGTGGGCTTTCACGGCGCTCTCACCGTTGACGTTGGTGTATCCAAGATACCCCATCACCATGTACTTTTCCGCCGCAGAAAGTCGGAGCGAATTGACAAACGTCTGCAATTTCCGCTTTTTCGTGCCGGCAATCGCCTTGCCGTCCTTGTCCTTATCGGCTTCAATCGAGCGCGCCGTGGCTATGATGATCGCCAGCTTCTCGATGTCGATTGCCTCCGAGAACAGCACGTTCTTTTCGGCAAGATCCAGCCCGAGAGCATCCTCCAGCGCCAAGTCCCAATACACGTCATAGATAAACTTGATCGCCTTCGCCTGCACCTCGTCGCCGGCACTTCGGAATTGCTGGAGCTTCACCATGTCGACGACCGCATCCTGTCCGATGCCGTAGACCTCACGCAGCTTTTTCTGCTGCGCCCCGGTCAGGGTCACGGTCTCACCGTTCACGGTCACACTATCCCCGACGGATCTCGGCAGCACCGCGTGCCCCTTCTCCGTCAAGCGCCGCAAGGCATCCCGCGTGGCTCCGTCCGTGATGCCGACCTTCTCGTCGATCATAAGGCCTGCAATGGTGCCAACCATCCCGTCGTCGCCGGCTTCAATGGCTTTTTTCAGATCCGAAGCATAAGCGCGCTTCTTAAACTGGCTCTCCACCGTATAGCCCGCCTCGGGCGCCACACGGTTGAGCAGCCCCGTGGTCACGTTGTAAACATTCCGCACCGGCACGCCCGAGAGCTGCCCTGCGGCGTACAGCACCTTGCGCATATTAGCAAGCGCCTCCTGACGGGTGACCTCCTTGCCCGATGCCGCATCGCTTACAAGCTCAAAGCTGGCGGCGGCGGTGCCCAGCACGTCGTTGACAGTGGAAATAAGGAAGTGATCCATCTCAAAGCCGTCCTGGAAGAAGCTCCACAGATCTCGCACAAAAGGAATACCGCCAAGCATATTGCCAAAGGTATCGGCAATAAAGGTGCCAAGGTTCTCCTCCTCGTCGCGGCGATACAGCCACTTGAAGGCATACGCCAGCGCCGCGTTAAAGAGCGCCACACCCACCAGAGCCACGGTGGATCGTACACACTGCGTGCGAACACGCTTGATCTCGCCCTCCAGCCGTGCCGCTGCCTTGCTGTCCCCCGCTTTTTTGACCTCGCGCAAGCGGGTGCGCAGCACCGAAAGCTCACCGAAGGCATCCACAAACCGCGCACCCACCTTCATGGCATCCGCCGAGAACATGGTAAAGCCCTTCAGCAGCTCATCCGAGGAGCGCATCGCCGCCGAGCGCTCGGTGGCAAGCGAGTTCTGCTGGGTCTCCAGGATCACGCGCTGGAGCAGCTTTCCTGCCTCGATCTTGTTTTCCTTGGTGCCGACCTTGGCACCGCCCTTTTTCTCCACCTGCACCTGACAGGCTCCGAACAGACGGGTGATCACAAGGCGGTCCACCTTGCCGATGGGCAGCATGGCCACGTCACGGACCTTCTGCAAGGCGTTTCGCCCGGCACGCTGCACCGCGTTCTGCGAGGTGCCCACCGCCTGCGCCTGTACGGCAGAGCTGTCGTTGTTGCGCAGCCACGCCAGGCGGCAGTGCTCGTCCACATCCTTGCCGCTGACCCGCAGGCCCTTGGCAATGCAATCCGCATCCAAAATGTTGGTAGCAGCCACCAGCGAGGAGAGCTGCGTCACCCACACCTTGGGGTTAGCGCCCAGCTGATAGGTGGCGTACGAGGAGCGGATGAAGCCCACCGCATCGTTGTACCACTTTTCCTGGCTTCGCTTCTTAGAGATCCCCTCCACGTCCTGCTTCAATTCCTTGAAATACTTGATCATTTCCTTGGAGAAATTGTTGGACTGCCCAAGGGCGGTGCGCACCGTGATGGGGTTGTTGGCATTGGAGCCGATATTGAGGTTATACAACCGATTGAAATTATCGGTAAACACCCCGAGCCCGTGGTAAAGCGAGGTCGCCTTCAGGTGGCGCATGAACACGATATGCGCAGGCTCGATCAGCAGCTTGTGAGCGTTCTTGACCGTGTCCTTGTTCATGGAAAGGTTGGTCACGCGATCGCCCTCAAAGCCCGTGTAGGCATCCACGTTCTCGGCAAGCCCCGTGCGCTTGATGGGGTAGTAATACCCGCCCGTCACGTTGGAGTAGCCCTGCACGATCTCGTCGATCTTCACCTTCACGTCGCGGCACTGCTCGAAGGCACGCTCCATCAGCTCGATCAACGCCCTGTCCTCTGCGGTGAATTGGTCGTAAAGCGCCTCGCGCTTCTTTTCGATCACCCTGGCAAGAGCAGCGCGCTCCATCTCGGCGTTTTTCTTCTTGGTCAGGGTCAGCAGCTCCTCGGGGGGTAATGCCTTCCAGTCCTCGGCAAGCTGACGGTTGACCTCCTCGGCAAAGCCTGCCGAGATCTCCTCGGTGGCTTTTTTGCCCTCAATGTCAAAGCCCGCACCCGCAAGGCCCGCAAAAGCGTGCTCGCGCTTCATGGTCATATAAAGGGAGATCGCCTCCTGCAAGGGCATCTCGGTGTCACCGAATTTCACGGTGGCATCGTTATACCGCTTGGCGTAAGCCTTGTTTTTCTCCCAGAATTGCTCAAACTCCTCCGAGAGCTCACGCTCCAGCACGGCGGCATCAATGGTGCCCTGCCGCAGGGCCTCGTATTGCTCGGTAAAGAAGCCCGAAAGGTACCCGTCCGCCTGCCGCATCAGCATGGCGGGGTCGGCCACCATACGGGCAAATTTGCTCCGCATCAAATTGCTCCAGATACCGCACTTGGCGGCGATCTCCTTTGCCTGCCGCACCTTTTCGATGTAGTCCTTGGCTTCGGGCATGGCATCCACGCGCTTGCCGTCCTTAAAAACGGTGTTGTGCGCCTCGATCTCGTGGGCAAAGTATTTCACCACCGTCTCGGCGGCTTGCAGATCCTCCACCGTCAGCGCCCCGTTCTGACTGTTGCCGAGGGAGTTGAGAGTGTCCGCGATCTCCTGGCGGAACAGCGACCCGGTACCGCCATCCCCTTTGTAAAGGGGATTTTCCTTGGTGTACCACGCCGCAAGCTTCGCAAAATGCTCGCGGATCTTGGTGTCACTCACAAGCCCGCCCCGCCAATTCATCTTGGCAAGCTCGTCGATAGCCACCTTGAAGCTATCCCCACGGAAATTTGCCGCGTTGACGTAAAGCCCCTTCTTTTGGTTGGCCAGCTTTTCCAGTTCAAATTTCAGGCTATTCAGCTGCTTGTTGCGCTGCACCGCCTTGCTGTGCTCCCCTCTCCAAAAGTCCGCCTGCTTGCGGTATCCTTCGGTCGAGGTGTCGCTCTCCAGCTTCGCCTTGATCGAGGGCTTACCCGACTGCACAATGGTGTTCAGCGCGTTCACGATCTGCTCGTCCATCACGCGCACGGCATCCTCGTCCATTTCAAAGGACGTTTCCTGCATCACCTCTGCGTGGATCTGATGCCACGCAAGCTCGGTAAACAGCTCAAAGCCCTGCTGGTGCAGTCGCTTGTTGTACCCCGTCCAGATCTCGTTTGCGATCTCGCGCCTGCGCTCGGCAGAAAGCGCCTTCAAGGCATCAATGCCCTTCAAGGCTTCGGTCACCGCACCCTTGGCAAACACCTTGTCGCCCGCATAATTGGCGTGCAGCTTCGCCATCTCGCCCTTGGAGATGGTGACCGTCTCGCCGGTGACGTTGCGGGAGCGGCGGACTTTCGGCGGCTCCGTTACCACCCTGCCGTCGGCATAGGTGGTGGTAAAACTACCGTCGTCGTTTACCTTGAATTCTTTAATGCGGTCAGTTGTTCTACGACCTCTGCCTCGGTCAGTTCCGAATTGGCCGTTATTTTGCCACTCTTGATGGCGTTTTCCTTGCTCATAGAGTCCACGTCCAAAATCAGTTGAAGCGTAGAATCGGAAAACTCCTCCAGACGTCGGCTGTAAGCCTCGCCTTGCAGTAACATAAATTTTTCTCCTCTCTCTGTCAAGATCCGTTTCGTTATCAAGATCAATCTTCAATATCCGCGACACCTGCGGGCTTTCAATAGATCCCTTGGCATAAACGATGATATTATCGGTGCCATAATGCAGCGCATCGTCAATGTCACTCACGGCGATCATATACTCGCCGCCTTTTGTTTTGGGCGGATTCGTCTGCTTTGTCACGGCATCGGCGAACTTGCTTGTAAAGTCCTTCCACTCGCCGCTGTTCAGCACATCATTGGCTCTCACCCATCCAAAATTATTATACTGCTCCTCGGTCAGATTGTCAACGCTTTTCGGGTTGGCAAGGCGCCTGACCTTACCCTTTTCCTCATCCTCCTCCCGATTGGCCAAATGGATCTTACCCGCAGCATCAATGGTACCGCCCGCCTCGGAAAGACCCTGCATAAAGAGCTTTTCTGCCTTGCGCACAAGCTCCAGCTGCGCCTTGGCTTCGGGATCCTTGCGCACCTTCAAGTCCTCGCGGATCTCCCGGATCTTGGCAATCAGCTTTTCCGCCGTGGAGGGCTCTGTGGTGATCAGCTTTTTCACAAACGCCTTGTTGCCAAGCAAGCGCTGGTTGGCAAAGGCGGCAACCTCGTCTCTGTATTCGTCCAGGGCTTCCTGCTCGCTCTCGGTCAGCACCTCGCCGTTATTCTCCCTCTCGATCAGCTTTGCAACACCGTCCGCAACGGTCTTGGCATCTGCCTTCTTCCCGTCCTTGCCGAAAAAGTCCTGCAAATACCTGCGCTTCAGCACGTCGGTGATGGCAAGATTGCGCAAGGTCTCATTGTCCGTCACCAGCTTGGCAAGCTCCTTGCCGGCGTTGGTGTCCTCGATCGTGTGGAAGGTCTCGTGCACCACGGCTTCTTGCCAACCTGCTTTTTCCAGTTCACGTGTCACCGCTTCCAGGGCGGTGCCGTTCTCCACCGCATCCATACCGATCACCGTCAAGCCGGTCTTTTTATCAAAATAGGCAGGGCCCTCGGGCGCTTTCTCGGCGATCACGTAGTCACCCACAACACCACCGCTGCGCTCGCTCACAGCGCCCATAAACTCACGTACAGCATCTGCGTTTTTGCTTTGGTCCTCGGTCATCTCCCCCGTAAAGGCGCGCATCTCGTGTTCCTCGGTGGAGCCGTTCTTCAATGCCTCGGTGATCCGCTCGGCATCAGCCGTGGAGCTGCGGATATCCGCGCTGTAGGTGGTGTCCTCTGCCGCCTTGATCTTGGCATCCAGCGCCGCCGCCTGCTCGGCCTTCACGGTGCCGTCTGCCTCAAACATGGCCTTGAAGGTCGGCATCTTCTCAAACACCTTGGCACGCTTCTTTTCGGAGAGCTTCTGCAACCGGCCCGAAAGCAATTCCTGATCGGCCTTGATATTCTGCTCGATCTGCACCCGATCCGCCTGTGAAAGCCCTGCCTTGCCGCGCAGCTTCTTCTGCTCCTCAATATGCTCCGCCACACTATTGGCATCCGCATACACGCCCGTGGTTTTCATGGCGCGACCCACGGTGCCGCCGTACGCCACCGAGGTGCCCGCGCCGATCACGCCTGCCTCCAGCACGCCGCCCCAGAAATCCGCGTCGCTGTACTCCCGCAGGGCATCCTTGCCCTTGTAAATGGTTTTCAGCGTGGGGCTCACCGTTTCGGAGATCATCTCCTCCACGCCCTCGCCGATCGCCTCCTTGGCGACCCGCTTCAGCCCCACCTCGGCAACCTCCTTGCCGACCTGCTTTAGCGTGGATTTTCCAAGGCTCTTTGCCGCCGCCTTGGCGCCATTACCGTAAAGACCGCCGAGACCGGGGAGCAGCTTCTCGGTGCCTGCCTCTACCGCACCGACCGCCGTACCGTACAGCAGACCCTGCTCGTAGCCGGCGCCCTCCTTGAAGGCCTCCTCTGTGGCGCCGCCTGCGGCACCGAATGCGGTGGTCGCCAGCGCTGCCGCCTGCGATACGGCTGTAGAAGCACCGGCGCCACCCGTGGCCAACGTGACTGCCACGGCAGGCAGCATCTGCCCCACGCCGCCGACCACACCCTCGATGATCTCGCCGGCCTTCCCCTGGTTCAGATAGCTATCCTTCGTCAGATTTTGCAAAGGGTCGGCCACGTAAGTGCCGACCCAATCCTTGGCAATAAACTCCTGCAGCTCATCCTTGAACCTTTGCCCGGCAACAGCGCCACCGACCACGCCAAGCAAGCCGAAGCCGGGCACGCCGATATACGGTATCAAGCCCGTAGCAAAATCAACCACGCCCTCCACACCCTTCAGCGCTCCTCCCCAGAGGTTTGCGGCGAGGTCGCCGTATGTTGCCAACAGCTTTTTGCCCACGCCGGCCTTTTCCTCCTCCGGCTCCTGCGAAGCCGCAGGGGGAGAGGCCTTATATACGTTCAGACGGTTCTCCCGCACTTGCCGGATCGCATCCGCTCGTGCCGAGCGGTCGTAAAGTGTCAGTTTGTTTGCCATAATTACTCCTTCTTTTCCCCTTTCAGGTACTTTTGAAGCGCTTTATAGCCGCTTTTGCCCTCGAACCCGTAGTGGTCTCTCTCCACAATATTGGCAAATAGATAATTACCGGCGGCATCTGTGCCAATATACGCATAAAGCTCGTCACCGGCCTGATAGATCGCACCCTTTGTAAGCTTGTTGCGGCCAACGCTGCCAACGATCGCCTTTGCGATCTCATTATCGCCGCTGCTGACCTGCTGCGACGATTTGACACGGTATTTCTTACCATTTCCGTCTTTCACAGAGAATTTTTCGCTGCCATCCGTGTCCTTTTCGTTAAGCGAATCGTTGTTGACGCTGAGGCCTTCCACGGCAGAAACCGAAATGGGGTCTGCATTGAACGCCGCATCCGCCGCCTGCTGATCACGGTTGTTCCGATAGAAATCCAGACGCTGCTGCACCTGTGCACGTTGACTGTCCGAGAGCCCTGCCGCAACACCGCTTTGACCGTCCTCTCCAAAGAGGTAGTTACTCAGCTCGGCGGTGGTATTCCACGTCTGACTGTCAATGGTGGTCATGATCTCGTTATACAGGGCATCCTGCTCGGTTTTCTCCTGCTCCCGCACGTAGTTGTTGAGATCCGCCATGCCACGGTTAAAGGCGGCATCCGCCGCCCCCTTCTGCTCCGTCAGGGCGTTATACGCGGCAATTTTGGCGCTTTCGGTCATGCCAAGGCTCTGCCCCGCCGTGCGCTGGGGCAGGTATTTGAGCAGCTTCTGATGGTTCAGCGCCGCCTGTTCCTTGGCTTTCGTTTTCTGTGCCTCCAGCAGATTCTGCTGCTCGGTCTTGTAGTTTTCCAAACTCATCCTTATCTCCTTCCGGCGACTCTGCCGCCCAGTTTTCAAACGATTGTAAGTAATTGATCTTTTTCACGATGCCGCCGCGGTAGGTGTCCACCATAAAAAGGTAGGAGCGCAGCAGCTTGGCGATGCCGAAGGCAAGCAGAATCGCCACGTACAGCGCGCGCCACGCCAGCTCCTCAAAATGAAAATCGGCAATCATATCCACGCCAAAGTAGCCGAATACGACCGCCATCACGATCTTAGAGCCGACGTCGGTCAGATTGGTGCGGCGTTGGTATTGCTCAGGGTTTTCACCAAAGTTAAAGGGATCTCCCTGTCGCTCGCCGTCACCGGTCAGCGAAGCGGTAGAAAGTGGGGTCAGCTTCACTCGCAACGCCGCTCGCCAAGCCTTGCGCCGCAGCTTCACAACGTCCTTGTCACCCGTGAAAACAACCTCTATTGCCTTGCCGTCTTCGTCAAAATGATCCTCATAGCGAAGGCCGGCGGCGATCAGAATGCGGCTACGCTCACGCCTGAGCGCCTCGGCGTTCTGATCAGCACACCAGCCGTCCAGACGGTGGATGTGCCTCGCGATCCGATCCACAGTCTTGCCGTGCTCCTCTCTGGTCAAGAGCATCTGCGGAGCGTTCTTGCCCTTCAAAATGCCCTGTAGGTTGAGATTGAAGTTGATCGCCACACCAAGGGCAAAGCCAAGGGCGCCGTCGGCAAGAATGGTGCCAATACTCTTGCCGGAGGCGGTTGGCACGAACATCGCGGTGCCGATATACAAAAGCGCCACCACGGCTACGCCAACGTAGCCGAGGAAATCGCTCCATATCATTTTTCTGTCGCTCATACCCTACCGGTCCTCTCCAAGGCCGCCGTCACGGCGTCCGCCGTGGCAGTTGCCTGCCTTTCGATGTGGATCCGCTCACGCAGCCGCCTGATGTGCGGCACAAAGAAGATCCAATCCGCCGCCTTTCCGGCAAGCGCGCAGCCGGAAAGCAACATCAGATCCTCCAGCAGATTGCCCAGGAGCCAGGACATCACGAACACAAAGGACAGAACGATAAGAGCGCTCGGCACGCGTAGCTTGCCGCCGATGAGCAGTGCCACCATCACAAGGCAGATCAGCCCGCCCACGCCGATCTTTACGGTGTCAGCCACGGTGGTAAAATAGCGGGCGCGGTTGGCGCAAAGCACCGCCAGCAGCGGGCCGACCAGCACCAGATAAGAGCAGATGCAAAGGGTAATATAGCGGCGTCTTAGCTGCTTTTTGCCGTTCTTTTTCTCATTTGCTTCCATCCTGCTCCTCCTCCGCCAGCTTCACAATGGCGCTGGCGGTGCCGTTTTTTACAAGCTCGCTCTCATGTGAAAAGGCGAGCGCCATGATCTTCACACCTGCCGCAAGCAGGGCGTGATCCTGCTCGTGTCGCTTGCTGTCCGCAGCCTCCATAGCCACGATCCTGGCTTCCAATGCGGTGATCTTCTCTACAGCTCCCTCCACTGCCGTCGTCACCTTCACGATCCCCCCCGCGGCACCGTCAAAGCCCGCGGCGGAAAGCGAAGCCTGCGCCGCCGCCGCGTTGATTTTGGAGATCGACGGCCAATTCATGATGTAATACGACGCAATGGCAGACACGGCCGTCGTCACCAAGGGCAGTATTTTTTGCTCGATCACAGCCTGCCAGACGGGCTTGTCCGCGCCTCCAGCGGCATCGGTGGCGATCAGTACGCCAAGCGCGACGCCTGCCGCTAGTACGGCAACGGCCAGCAGCAAAAACAGCATTCTCTTTTTCATACGTTTTCTCCTTCTGCCGCGACAAGGCGCGGCTCCTTTCCCTCAAGCACACGTAACTCGTTGTGCAGTGCTACAAATTCAGCCTTGCGCTCATCCAGATCGGGGATGATTTCACCCGCCACGACTTGCATAAAATCTTGGCTTAATGCCTCAAGGCGTTTCCGGATTTTGATTTTTCTTAACACAGCCGCGTTGATTTCTTCAATGGTCATCCCTTCAAAATGTTCAGTCATGTAATGCTCTCCTTTAGCTAATTTCTCCAAAAAACTCAAAGTACACGGTGGCACCGTTCGTTCCATTCATCAGATTTGACAATGGCCAAGCGCCGAAATCGGCAGTATCCCGGAGATACGCTCGCCCAAGCATAATGCCTGATCCCTTGTTAAAAACCATCCTTGTGCCATAGCCAATGATGTCGTTGCCGCTCGTCACCGCCCACCATTTTCCTTTGCATACAGATACGTATGGCACATTTTCAGTGTTTTCACGAAGCAAACTGTTTAGCTGATCGTGGCCCAATACATAATACTCAGAAGTGCTTGTCGTACCGTCAAAACGAAAAGAACCGACGCAATGAAAGGTTCTACGGGTTGCGTTTACCTCACCTTGTAGCTCAACATGAACGGTGCCATTTCCTCTGGAATATCTTTCAAGCCTATCCACAAACCACATTTTATCCGTGATCGTGTGTGCTCGGTCATTGGTCAATGCCGCCCAATACCGGATGCCACCGACTTCGGACAACATCAACAGAATGGGCTTGTTCTGTTTGATCCACTCGGTATTCGTCTGGTATGTATACCCCCCTTCACAATCAATCCTGATGGAAAAAAGGTCAAGATCATTGATGCCAAAATATGCGTCATTGCCGATATTCGCCATATTCGGAATAAATACAACAAGCATACCGTTTTCGTATTTTTCCAAGCCCTCCAACGTCCCGGTGTAGATGATGCCATCATGGGATGTGGCGGTTACGGTGGAAATAACGCTATCTCCCCGCTCACCGTCCTTCACGGTAAAGGTCTTGGTGCCGCTCGCGTCGGTGATCTGTACCGTGTGCCCGGTGGCGATCTGTGTCACGCTCACGGTGGGCGAAACACCGTCCTTGCCATCCGCTCCGTCCTGACCGTTGGTGCCATCCCTACCGTTGGTCACGGTAAAGGTCTTGGTGCCGCTTGCGTCGGTGATCTGTACCGTGTGTCCGGTGGCGATCTGTGTCACGCTCACGGTGGGCGAAACGCCGTCCTTGCCGTCCTTGCCATCCGCTCCGTCCTGACCGTTGGTGCCATCCCTACCGTTGGTCACGGTAAAGGGATAGGTGCTGCCATCGGTCAGGGTCACGGTGTAGGTATCCACCAGCCCCGAGCTGCCAGTCTTGGCAATGCTTTTAATTGAGTTGCCCGCATCTCCCTTGATGCCCGTGGCACCCGACAGGTCGATCAGATATTGATAGCCCGTCTCACCCTTCACAAAGAGCTTTGCGTTGTCAGCGTCCTCCACCGACCCGGTGGCGATCAGCACAAAGCCCCCCTCCGGCACTTCGTCTGTGGCAAAGCCGGCGTTCATTTCGCCAACGCTCGTATAGGTCTTGGCAATGCGGAAGGGGTCGCCGGTCTCACCCTTGGCGCCGTCGGGCAAAATAAAGGTGCTGGGGCCATTTGCGTCGGTCACGGTGATCCGGTAGCCACCCTCCACACGGGCGGTCTCTACAGTGGGCGAAATACCGTCCGCACCGTCCCTGCCGGGTGCGCCGGTGGGACCTTGCTTTGGGCAGTCCAACGGTTCTGTCGAACCGTCACCAAAAGTCAACGTGATCTTTTCGGTGTCGGGGTCATAGGAAACCTGCTCCACCGCTTTAGCAAACGCCTTATTTGCCTCACCGATCAAGCGGTTGATGAGGCCCGCCACCGACTCATCGCCATCCACAAGAGCTTGCCAAAATTTCGGTTTGACCTGTGCCGCCTTCATGCCGCATGCGGCAGGGTTGTCGGGAAGCACCGCCGCCGTTTTTCGCTTCAGCGCATTCCGATCGGTCTCGCTGATCGGCGTGATTTTGTTCGCCATCATCTCACCCCCCTGTTGTTCTGGTTGATCTTATAGATCAGGGTCACGCCGGAAACGGCGCAATCCTCGTCAGTATTTGAACCGAATTTGAACTGAATAAAGTTGAAATTCCGCAGACACATCCGCTTGGTATAACTGCACGCAAATGCGGTATCAAAGGAAAAATTATTGAAATCGATGTCGTCAAAGGAAAAGCCCTTGTCACCGCCGATCTCCACCGCATTCTGCTCTACAGGTACCGCCAAGGCGCGGTCCGCGTGCATCTGCCGTAGCATGCGCCTCGTCTCATAGCCGAAGGTCACGTTACCCTCGATCCCCGGCTCGGTGGCAACGGTCAGCTGTAGTAGCGTTTTACTCTGGGCGTTGGTGCCGAAATCCATGATCGGCGTGATCCACTCCGCCTCCACGGGCGTCACGTGGATGAAGCGCCCCGTCCAGCTCGATGCTTCTCCGTCGGTACAGATGAAAAGCGGATGCTGCAGCGCAGGGTCCCGCGCCACGGTGAACCATTGGGCGGTGTTCACCTCTTTAACGTAAAGCTCCACCCCCGAAAGGCTCTCCAACGTACCGTCCTCCGATCGGGCGTATACGTTTCCTTCCAGCACCACACGTTCGTAATCATCGGGCGGCGTTGTAATACTGTAGGTGATCGCGCCGTCCTCTCTTGCCAGCATATTACCGCCCTTTACCTCGGTATAGGTGCGGTCGGTAAAGCTTCCCTCCGTAAAAGCGCATACAAGCCCCTCGGGCGTGCCGAAGATCAGCTTGTCCGCATATTCCGCAAAGCAGGTGGCAGGCACGTTCTCCCAGATCCACCATTCGTAGTTGTAGTCGGTGGTGCCCTCAAAGATGGCCTTGTAATGGGCATCCGCCACGTAGCACTTGCCCGTGTCGGGGAGGGAGAGATAGTAGCGGTTGCGGTACACGATCCCCGCCGCATCACTGAGCTTTGCGCTCGAAAGCTCGCGGTAGATGGGTCGGGACCGCTCTCTGGTGTATCGCTCACCGCTTGCCACGTTGGCGGAAAGCACCAGCGCATGTACGCCGTTTCGCGTCAAGGTCAGCACGTCCCCCGCAAGCGTGGCGACCGCGTGGGGGTTCACGGTACCGTCACCGGCGATACCGGCGGAAACCGGAAACCACTGCTTCAGCACAATGCCATCCTCCTCGGTGCGCTCCCTGCTGGTGCGGTAGAAGATGGTGGGTTCCCCCGCCTTCTCCTCCTTCAATACCGCCAAGGTGGTGTCAGAAAGCCGCGCATAGGCGGTAATAGCCGAATGGGCACCGCCCACCTCCATGGTGTTGCCGTCGGGGAAATAGGTAAAGTCGTTCCATTCGGACCAAAAGTCCATATTTTTGTACTTACCGTTACCGGCAAGAAACAGGCGGTCGTCCGCGCCGTTCGCGCCGAACAGCACACCAAAGCGGCAGTCCTGGATGCGACTTTCGTCGTAGTCATCACCCACGACCGCATCATAGGTGACCTTGATGTTCCCGGCACCCGGATCGCTCTGCGGTTCGGCGCCGAAATATAGCTTGATCCTCGTGTTGCCGTCGTCTGCCATCCGAATGCTGCCGGCTTCACTATTGACGCCGTATTGGCTGGCACCCGTATTGCCACCGGTGACGTAATCGGCGGAGGAAAGCTCCTTAAGGATCAGCTTACCGTTCGCCATTCCTTCCAACGTGGCAGCATACGGTATACAGGTACTAGTATAAAAAGTGCCGGTTTTATGGGTGACCCAGCTCTGCCCTTCGATCTCGATTTTAATAGAAGCGGGGGCCGCCTCACCATCCAGCGCCAGCTCATAGTTGCCGTTATTGTCGGCAGAAGAAGAATTTTCATTTTCCACGATCTTCCGTCCGATCAGCTTGTTGATCCGCTTCCTCGTCAGCAAATTGACCGCATCCAGCGTTTCCTGCACCTCCGCACTGCCGCCGATGCCGATGGTCGTAGTCGGCACGTAGGCGATCTCGGCCACCTCCTTCAAGGCGTATTCACCGTCAAATTCGCCGTACACAAGGTAGTTGCCGCAGCCCGCGATAAATGCCCTGCCGCCACGGTAAAAGCATTGAGAGCGCTCCTCGCTGATCCCAAGAGAGCCGTCGTCCAGGCGCGTCGTTACCCATTTGCCGTCGGGACTGCGCACCGCACGGTAGATGCCGGTACCCGCATGGACCAGCAGGATCTCGGTGCCGTTTTCGTCAAAGGGAAAAACACCGTGAACGGCAAAGGCCGCGCCGTTCTCATCTGCCATGCGGAACCACTGCTCCCAGCCGGGGCGCTTGTGGTTGATGCCATTGTCACAGATGAAATTCTTCATGCTGCTGGCACGTTCTCTCTCCACCCGCAAAGGCGAGGTGTTCAGATCCACACCCTTGAATCCCCCGAGCGTGGCCGTGTATCTGTTTTTCAGCGAAATGTTGCTTCTTGCCCTCATGTCAGATCCACCCCATACACCGTCTGCACAGTGCCCTGCCGGCTGATCTCAGCCCGGGCGGCGTACTGCTCCACCGCCGCCTCGTAAAGGTTGCGCGCCTCCCCTGCCTCGTCGGGCTCGTCCACCCGATAGACCTCGCTTTTCACGAAATACGGGATCGCCGCAGCCAGCGCATCGGGGAGCGGTATCTCGGTATCGTAGCCGCTGTTCACCGTCAAGCGCGTGAGGCGCGGACGGTACAGCACCGCATAGGTGGCGCCGGCGTCAAAATCCATTACGCGAAGCGAACCGCCATCCTCCAGGAGGAAAGGGTGGTCGTCGTCGATGTGATCACCGCTCTCCACCACCACGCGCACGACCTCAAAAAGCCCCTCGATCTCGTCATAACGGAAGCGCCGCCAACCGCCCTTCCCCGTGGGGCTCTCCAGCTCCGCACGCCTGAGAGGCAGCACGCGCTTTGTTTCCAGATCGGCAAAGCAACGGTTGACCGCGCTCCACATCTGCCGCAGCAGCGGCGCCCAGTTCTCATCCTCGCTGTAATCCTCCACGTTGTCGGCGGCAACGTCCTCCTCAAATCCCATCAGCTGCAAGGCCTCTGCCTTGATATCTCCCAGCGTCATGCTTCTTCCCTCGTTTCACTTTAATTTTTTGGTGTGGTCGAGAGGAATCGAACCTCTCCGCCGTGCCAGGAGTGAAAAACACAGCCTTCCCCTTAAACCACGTATGACACCCCTGCCGAAACAGGGGTGTTTTTTGATTTAGGCCGCGCTCGTGGCAACGGTCAACGCCAGATCGACGATCTCCTTGGGGCGAACCACCTTCGCGCCAAAGAGGATGAAACCCTTCACTGCATCAGCAAAACCACCTTCGGGGCGGTAAGCCTCTACGTGGCGCAAGGGCTGTGCATAAGCAATCGCGCGCTTGGTCTTAACCTGAATGTGATATTCGCCGTCGGATTCCTTCGCTACGGTGTTGGTCAGCTTCACGGTCATATTGCCATACTTGCCCACCTTGCCGTTCTTCATAATCTCACTGTTATCGGTATCGCGCAGCACGTAAGCCTTACGGAACAAGCGATAAACAGCGGGAGGGATGGTGATAACCACCTCGGTGGAGGGGTTGACGTTCTGCTCGTACAGCTTCTGCTGTGCCTTGTCGAACGCATCCAGAATGGTATCGTGAGTCACGGAGCTTTCCGTCACGGTAGATACCGTCACACCATCGGTGGTGGCGTTGTCCACGGTAACGGCAGTGTAGCCGTCTGCTTCAGAACCAGTCACGTGAATATGCGCCAGATACTTGTCCACCTCACCGGCAAGCGCCTCGTTGGCCTCAGCCATCAGCGCGTCCATCAGACCGGAAAGCGCCTGCGCCTTGTCCACGTCGTCCACTTTGAAGTTGAAGTAGCGGATCTGGTCGATCACCAGAACCACCTCGGTGCCGGTCTGAGTCTCGGGTCCCTCAATATTAGAAGTGCCCGCACCGACTCTGGTTCCACCGCTGTATGTAACCAGCGTGCGGATCGTAGGCTTCTGCACGCCCGTGATACGAACAGTGTCACCGCATTTCTTAACGGTGCCCTCATACTGACGGTTGGTATCCTCTGCATACACGCAGTTTTGATTCAGATCTCTGTCGATCTTCTCTGCCCACAGCTGGGGCACAAAATTATTGTAAGCCATGATTGAAATCCTTCCTTTCGATGTGATGCTACGACATCACCACTTGGATTTTGACCTCATAATGCTGTCGTAATGCTTTTTGACCTGTTCAGGTGTCATAGCTCTTACTTGCTCCGCAGTAAAGAAATCCGAATCCACCTGCGCGGCGCCGGCCAGTGCGCCGGGAGAAGCCTTGGCATTTGCCACAGCCTGCGCCGCCTTTCGGTTGGCGGCATCCTCGATCCGTGCGGTCATCTTCAAATAACCCTCGTAGATCTCGGCGAGGGGCTTCTCTCCCACCTTGCCCCCCGCGTAATCCGCAAAGGCCTCGTCAGCGATCAGCGCGTTCAGATCCACGTCGGGGTGCTTCTCGGCAAAATCGGCACGGTCCTTGTCATACCATTCCCGCTGCTCCGCCTCGGTGCGCTCCTTCTCGCGCTCTGCTCTCTGCTGTGCCTTTACGTGACCCGAATAGTCCGTGACGGGATCGCCGCCCTTCTTCTCGATCTCGCGCATGGTCAGGAACTCCGCCACGTCCTCGGCATCCTTCATGTCGCCGCCGGTGTAGGGGTTCTTGCCGCCAAGTGCATCGATGATCGCTTTGTTTCGGGTCTCGGTCAGCTCGCGCTGCCGTTCTGCTTCCCGCCTCTTGCGGGCAAATTCAGCGTTGGTGTCCTTGCTCTGGGGCTTTTTGCCCGTTTCCGCCTTTCCGTCCTTGCCATCGGAGCCCGAGGGCGTCCCCTCGCTCGTCTTGCCTTCGTCCTGAAAGGTCGCATCGTTCACCTCTGCCGTCTGACCACCCACTGCGGCGGCGGTCTGCGCCTCTGCGGCGCTTGTTTGCGCAGTGCCTTCGGCGACCGCAGGGACCGCCACGTTCATTTCTTCAGACATATCGTCCTCTCCGTCTGCAAAATCGCAAACGTCTGGATTTTTGCGCTATTCCTTGCGAATTGTTTGTATAAAAAGGCTCTCGCCGATTTATCTTGTAGGGGCGATTCACGAATCGCCCGTGATCGGTGCCTCTGTCGGCACCCGCACACCTTCCGCCTTTGCAATATGCTCGGCAAACTCTGCGGCATCACCGCGCACCTGCTTCAATGCCTCGTTGCCAAGACGTATCTGCTCGTTGGCGGCGTTAACGGCTTTCTTTGCCTCGGCGGCAAGGATCGCCAGTGCCTGCTGCAGGCGCCTGTTCTCCTGCTGGGTCTCCATCACGGAGGCAAGCGCCCGCTGCTCCTGCTCACGCTGCTGCTGCATGGCGGTCAGAAGCTGCTGCATCTGCTCCACCTGCGCCTTCAGCTGGGCGTTCTCGCTCTGCTTCAAGGCTCGAAGCGCCTCCTGCAGCTCGTCCTTATGCGAGATCGCGTCCTCGGGGTAGATGGCAACGTAGGTCTCAAAGTCGATGGCTTTGCTCGCCAGCGCCGCATCCAGCATATTGATATCACCCGCCGTGGAGGACTTGGAGCCTCTGGCGGCTTCCACCACCACGTCAAAGGTGAGATCGGCAAAAGCAGCGCCGTCAAAAACACCGTCGGCTATCTGCTCGGTACCGTCCTCTGCCTTCACGGAATAGGTAAAGTGCTTGCCCGCATAGTAGTGCTTGAAAAACTCTGCCAGCACCAATCCCTGCCGCACCTTCACCTGCCAGAAGCTCTCGCGCAGCTCCTCCACGGGCTGCTGTGCCTGCGCCTGCAGAGCGGCGATGGCGGCACCCGACATATTGGAGCCAACCGTTTCGCCGGTCATGACCTCGGTGGCACCCGAGACCGAGCGCAGGAGGTTCAGCATGGTGGTAGCAAGCTCAATGGGCTGGGACTGCATCACCTGCTCGGTGAGCTTGCGGATGCCGTTGGCGCCGGGCGAGTAATCGGTGATCACCTCCCCCGGCTCGTTGGTCAGTCGCTGCCCGCGCAACGCCTGGGGATGCACCACGTACTTGCCCCAAGCCACCTGCTGATTGTTCAGGATCAGCAAAGCAAACAGCAGATTGATGGCCTTTTGCACAGGCAGCAGGCCCTCCACCTCGCCAATACCGTAGATCGAGCCCTCACGGCGCTCGTAGCTGCCAGACACGATGGGATAAAGCGAGAAGCCGCGCACAGGCGCGCCGTTTGCGCTCCCGCCGTCTCCTTGTTCATCCATCCCCATCTCCCGCAGTGCACCCTCTACGTCGGGGGCAAGCGGACGGGGCGCGCAGATCAGCATACTCTTGGTGGCCTTCTCCCACCAGACCTCACCGTTCACGCGGAAATAGCGGGTCAGGACCGTCACAAGCCCGTCGCCCTGCTCCTTTTCCCCGTAGTGGTTCTCGGTGTTCTTATCGGGTGCGATATCAGCCTTGTTCACGTCGCTATCCGCCATGGCGCGCACAGAGGACACCTCCTCACGGGTGGCGATCAGGATCCATTTCTGCCGCTGCTCGTCATGGCAATTCGGGTTAGAGAAAAAGATCTTCAAGGGATCCACGATCTCACAGCGAAGGGCGCCCTTGGCGGTGGCATCCAGGCCGTGGGCGTTCTCATCCCAGAAATAGTGATAGTGATAGGAGCCTTTTTTCACGCCATCGTCAATGGCGTCCTTGTCCAACGCATCCTGCTTCATCTCCTTTTGGATGTATGCCGCAAAATCGTTGAACACCTTCACGCGATCCGAGTCGTTCTCGGCGTGATACACGATCTTGCCGGGCACCGACAAAATGGCAGATTTCTTGTTTCTGCCGATCATCTTGGTGCAGTTGAACACGGGCCTCGGCAGATTTTGCGTATTTTTTGTGGCGGCAGGCCATTGTCGGCCCTCAAAGAAATCCACGAATTTCGGGAACTTCTGCACAAAGCCCATCTCGCTCTGATAGCGCATACCGTCCTCAAAGCATTTGAGGATACGCCCGGCAGCCTCGTCGCGGCTCTCGCCGCGCTTTATTTCGTCTCTTTCGCTTTCCATGCGTCCTCCCCTTCTATCCACTCGGTCACGATCTGATCGGTGCTGACCTTATCCTCGTTTTCACGCGGCGTGGTAGCCGTTACGCTCTGCACCGCGGGCAATCCTCTTGCGGCGATCTCCCGCCGCAACTCGGCCATCTCGCGCCGCAGCTCCGAGATCTCCAATCGCAACGCCAGCACGTCCTCTTTTGTAAGCTCCATGTATCCTCCTCAAAAATCATCCCAAGACATGAAAGCTCCCTCGCTCTCAACCTCAGGGGTATAATGAAACATCTCTTCCAGCACGCGGTTTTCCTCCGGTAGCACGTCCTGCACACACACCGCCTGCTGCCCCCTTATAAAATGGGCAATGGCAAGCGCCATCACAAGGTCGTCGTGACAGCCCCCGATGGCCTCGGTGCGCCCGTTCTCCTTGCGCACAAAGGTGGTCATTTCCTCCAGCGTCTCGGGGTCACACTCCCTCGTGATGTCTTCGCGCATCCGCATGATCAGCTCCGCCACGATGATGGGCTTGGTGCGGGTGGTGGTCTCAAAGCCAAGCACCCGCTCGGGCACGTCGGCCATGCCGCTTGTGTTCTCCCGCAAATACAGATTGGGATAGCCCAGATCCTGCAGTCGCCGCATAGGCACGCGACTGTAGTTGGTCTCAATGCCGATCAGCGCCATGTTGTAATAGTGACCGAGGCAGTACATCTGCTCGGCATACAGATCGTCGTCCAGCCGCTGCTTGTGCAGGGTGGCGACGGTGCGCCCTTCCCTGTTGTCCAGCACCTTGGCGGTGAAAAAGTCCTGTCCCGTGCCGGCGGTATCACCGCCCACAACGTAAGGAACGAGCCCCGTCACACGCCCGTTCTTCTCTACCACCTCGGGTTCGGTATGCAGCTTGATATAGCCGTCAAGGGCTTCCTTAAAGGCAATATCGGCAAGGCGCTCGGTGTAGCCCACAACGGCGCCAAAACCGTCCTTCAAGGGCTCCACGATCTTGCGATAGGTGAAGTATCCCACGCGGGGCGGAGGTGCCTGCCGCACCTCAATCAGGCGGTTGTGGATGGCCTCGATATCAAACACACAGTCGCCCGATGCGATAAAGGCCTCCTCGGGGGTGCAGGGGTACTCCTGGCGAATGGACGCCTTGTCGATATATCCCTCATACTTGCGGCAATACCACGCAATCTGATCGCGGTCGAGCCCCATCCCCTCCAGCATCTTCACACGCTCGCAGATCCAGGTGTCGGAAATGCGCTCCAGTGCGCGGTGATCGGTGGTGCGGTACTCGGCAGTGCGCCACCAGCCGTAAAAGAGGTTGACGCAGCTGCCGCCGTCCCACAGATTTTTGAACTCGTTATAGCCGTTGGCAGTGCTCTCAAATACACGGAAAGCATCGTGGGTACAGGCCTCGCCGATACTCTTTTGCATGGCGGCAAGGGAGCACTTGTAGAAGGCCGCCTCGGAATAGTGCACGAAATTCAGGGTACGGGAACGACCCACCTGCTCGGCGGCCACCTGGATGCGCCAGGAGGAATTGAGCTTGTCAAAAAACAGCTCGTTCTTGCTGTTAAAGCGCTCGTTGGGTTTGAGCAGATCAGGCAGACGCTCATAGACCATGCGCGCCTTATCGTTGAAGATGGCGCGGGTGTTGTCGGCACAGTCGGCCAAGGTCATGCCCGAAAAGTTGCGCCGCACAATAGCAAAGGCGGTCTGCATGGCCGTGATCAGGGAGGTAAAGCCCTGCTGACGGCCCTTCAGCACGATATAAGCACGGTCGGTGCCGTTCTCCTCATACTGACGGATGAAATCCCGCTGCACCTCGTTGAAAAAGAAGGGCACCGTGTCCTTTTCCTTGTCCACGATGTGAAATGCCACCTCAATGAGCAGATAGGGACGGTCCAGGATCTCCTGCATCAGCGCACGGTCGGAAAGGATCCGCCGCGCCGCCGCCTCCACAAGCTTGGTATCATATTCCAAGTCGTGCCGCTCCTCCCACCGCTGCCGCCGCTTCTCGATCATGTCGGCAACGGTCAGCGTTGTGCTTGCCGTCATTTCTGCGTGGTACCAAGCACCCCGCGCTCGGCGCGATCCTCCACGCGCTTGTTCATCCACAGAAGGGCTTCCTCAATGTGAGTAATAGCCAAAGCATTCTCGCGGGTGGCGTATTCACCCTGATTGAATGCCTTCAAGCGGTCACGCACGATCTCCAGCAGATCGGTATCCAGCACGCCGTGCAAGCTGCTCTCCTCGGCGCGAGGACCGTGCTGAAAAACGATTCTGCCAACAACGCCCCGCATTTCAAAACGCAAATAATCGCCACAGTCGCTCGGCTTGGCTTCTGCCTTGACGATCTCGTATGCATGCGATGCGCCGCCCGCACCGGGGGCATCGATCTTGTAAACGTCGTTGAGCTTGTTTCTCTTTTGAATGGTGTTCAGTTTTTCCATGGTGTTTCTCCTTTACATATCCTCAAATTTGATCACGGCGGTGCCGCCGATGTTCTCCGTAGGCTCTCCCTTTGCCAGAGCACGCTTATCGTACATGGTACCCATCACCGAGGAGAGCTTGCCGATATCGGGGAGCTTCAGCTCGGTCAGCACCTTCACGCAGGCTCGCAGCTCCCCGGGCGAGATCCGCTCACCAAGGGCACACAGCACGCCAATGGCCTTGTCGATTTTCGCCCGGTGCTCGATGGCATAGGCCAAATCGTGCTTCACCAGCTGCTGGGACATTCCCACAATCTCTCCCGCATCCCGGATAAACTGCTCCGTGTTCATCGTGCGAAGCTCCTCGAACGATTGCCCTTCCCCTTGACCTTCCCCTAACGCACGCGCGCCCGCGCCTTTTTCCGGTCGAGGTCGTTCAAGGTCGAGGTCGTCCGCTGTCGCGGGCTTTTCACCCTCAAAGCGCTTTTTCCACGTGGCCACCGTAGACTTGGGCAGCCCCATCTTTCGCGCCGTCTCTGCAAGGCTTGTCCCTGCGGCGAGGTAAGCTCGCATGACCTCGATCTGCTTTTCTTCCAGTTTTTGACCCTTGGCCATGCCCCTCCTCCTTCCGCCGGGATCTCTATATATTCCATCGTAACAAAAAACAAGGTGCCACTACTCTCAACTTACCCCCCACTACTCTCAACTTTTTGAGAGTAAACACCCCTTGACAAATAAAAAAGAGGAGCCGAAGCCCCTCTCTATGGTGGTATTTTATCTCTTTTGACGTAGCCCTCTGACCTTCCCAAACAGATCCCGTGCCGTTCGTAGCCACCGATAAACCGTGGAAGGTGCGGCCGGTAGCCCCACTGCAAAAGCCTCCACCCGTGCGCTGATGCTCCCACGTTCGATCTCCTGCCGCGGCGCCACAAAATACACGGCGCGAACGGCAGCGATCACCTCCTCCTTGCCCTGCAAGGCGAGGATTCGCAGCACCTCCGAGACCGCTCGCAGATCCGCGGCGGTGGCACCCTCTCCGCCGATCTCTCTCAACGATGGGCACCCCATGCGAGCGTAGAGCCGAAAGGCTTCTGTGGCATAATCGCGGATCAGATCCTTTTTCATGCCTCGCCCTCCTCGTCACCGTCGTAGGCCACGGGCGCGTCCATGGCTACACCCTGCAAGCGCACCGCCTTGCTGGTGGCAAGCAGCCGTCTATTCCCTCTCCGTAGGGTAAACCACACGCTGTAAACGCCCTTGTCACCGTCAAAGGAGCCGTGGATATGTAAGCGCTCGCCGCGCTTGCTCATTTTCTTGCGGATGGCATCCCGTATGGTGGCGTTCAGCTTCTCCGACGCCTCCGGGTACCCGTTGTCGGCAAGAAACCGGTATCCAAGGCTATCCACCGCCGCTACCGCCGCGGGCCCGCTACCCGATACCACGTCCATGACGCTCAATTTATTTGTTTCCACCTTTCACACCCTCTCCTTTCATCAATTCTGCACTCTGCATTCTGCACTCTGCACTTATCACGTGCTCCCTCGCCACGGCCCAGCGGAGGCCCTCTCCGTCAAGGAGCTTCACAGCAAGCCCGCTGAACCATTCCACGTGGCCGTTCGGCATCATCCCGAAGCCGGATTTATACCCGTAGGAGCCGCGCACGAAGCCGTCCCGCAGCACCCACGCCTCGATCCGCGCCATCAGCCGCGCGGTCATATACAAGGTGTTCGGCTCCTCCCCGTGCCGCTCGGTGTATGCCTCAATGGCGGCACCCATCTCCTTAATGCACGTTGTCAGATCCATCCCCTGCCCTCCTGTTCCAAGCCTCGGCGGCCTTCTCTTTTGTCGGATGCCACATAAAATATGTAACTGCCGATGCACGTGAGATCTTTGCAACACGCCTTGTATTCTTCTTTTTGCGAATGTGTATGCATCACCGCCGCTCCTTTACAAAACGGGCAGGGCTTCAATTTAATTGCCATTGTCGCCCCTCCCTCTCGCTTGATTGATCCGTTCCAGATCCTTCACGCGGCTTTCGAGATATTGCAGCCGGCTGGTGTGTTTCAGCCAACACACCGATGCCACCAAAGAGCACACGCAAGCCGCAACAAGACACGCCACCCGCTCAACCTCCGAGCCAGTATGTAAAAAAACCATCGCAAACGACAAGCTCGATATGATTAAAAGCACCATACTCGTCACCTCCCTTTCCCAAACGTCTGCGATTTCGGAGCCGCCTCGCGGCAGGTGTGTACCTTGGGGTCAAGCACCACTGTTTCCTCGCCCATTTTTTGCCGCAGGAACGCGGTACCCGTCCGAGGGCACCTCGCACGAACGAGGCGGCCACCCTTAAAGGGCTCAAAATACGCGCACTCCGCGCAGGGCACCTCCAGATACTTGGTCATAGGATCGTAAAGCTCGCAGTCAACGGCCTCGGTATCGATCTCGGGGCTTTCCTTGACGCATTCGAGGTAGCGAATGCATCTTTTGCAGCTTATGACCATGTCACCCTACCCCCTTTATGATCTGTTCAATATAGCACCAACTCTGCGGCGCCCTCTCCACGCGGCAAAGCCACGCACCGTCCCTCTCGGCTGGCATGAAGAAGCGGTCCAACTCCATGGGCTTGTCGTAGATCTTCAAGTCCCGAATGTGCCAGGCGCTGCCGTGATGCCCTATGCCGATGTAGGCGCAGATCTCCTCCACCGAAAGGCAGGTGGAGCGACTAATCTCGGCCATGTGCGGCCACCAAAAACCTTCTTCATCGGACGGATATTTCACAACCGTCCGCCCGGGGCAGATAAACTCCCCGACCACAAAGCCGTTGCCGATCTGCCAGCCGTTGTGAATATTCCGATAGTCCCCAAGCTCCGCACCCCCCTTGCCGTCCAGCAGCAACGTCTGGGGGCCTCGCCCCTGGGTGCAGTAGAGCCGCACCCGAAAGGGCGTCGGGATGTTCTTGGGCCAGGTCTTGCGCAGCTCGTCGGTCTTTTCCCCGGAAAGCATCTTGACGATCCACTCTTGGTGTACGCTCATAAGTATGTCAAGCATCGTCCCTTGCCTCCACTCTGCACTCTGCATTCTGCGTTCTGCACTCCTCGCTCCTCAACACCTTCACCGCATCGGCTACCTCGTGCTCGCTCCAACCCTCACAGGTTGCGTCCGTGGGAAGATCTGCAATCACGCGATCACCGAGATCTTTGCACCGCGGGCAATCCACGCACGTGAGCTCCGCCGTGGAGCAGCACGCCACCGCGATCAATACGTTCAATGCTTCTTGCTGTGTCATTTTCTCACCCCCACAAATTCTGCCGCCTCGATGGGATCACCGGCCTTGACCAGTGTCACACTCTCGCAATAGCCGCACTTGACGGCGTAGAGCCGTCCTTCGGCATAGTAGGTTTTCAACCGCGTGCCGCACTTGCGGCAGCACACCGCAGGCTCCGTGGGGCGATAATACCCCGCCTGCTCAAAGGCATCGTGAAAAGTCTTGTCGTTCATTTTCCCTCTCCTTTCAAAAGTTCGGGGTTATCATGAATGTTGCCGACGATCTCCATCACGCAGGTGCAGTCTATGTTATAAGCTGCGCCAACAGGAGGTGCAAACTTGTATCTCGCTCCAATGTCAGACCACATAACAGGGCCAATTTCGCGAAAGTCGTCCTTGTAAAACATTTTCACAACATCCCCCTCAAAAATCCGCTTGCCGTTCTTATCCTTCAAACCCGTGTACTGCCCCACGGTTTCAGGCATCACCTCGTGCCACAGCAAATCTTGGTCAATGATCTGTGCGCTTCCCCGAGCGGGCCCAAATAGACTATCGCAGGTCTTTCCCACAAACCAGCCTTCGACCCACTCTTCATTCCACGCATGCTTGCCTCTGAACAAAATTTCACGCATCCCCCTGCCCTCTCTTTCTGAACTGATCCGCGTTCGGACAGGTTTCAAAATGAGATCGATATCCCACAAAATCCGCCTCGCCGTTGGGGTGCCGCCCCTCTCTGCCGCGCTTGATGATGCCGCCGGGCAACACAAAAGAGGTCTTGGCGTCCCTCTCCTCCACGGCGTGTATCAGCGCTGCATCGCACGGCATCTTCTTGCCGCTCTGCATCGCCACCCACACGATCTCCGCACCGCAGGAGCGACATTTACAAACGTTTGGCTTTTTCTCCTGCTCCTGCCGAGGCGGCTGCGGCAGCGGCATCCAATGGGTCACCTTGTAAAAGTTGGTGCTGTACTCAGTCTCCTCAAACCAGACGGGTTCCCCCTCGTCGTCGATGTTAAAATACAGCGACGTTGCATCCGCCGCGCCGGCGATCATCACGATATACTCGTCAGGCTCGGTGGGCGGCTGCTTCACGGCATCGATCCACTGCCCGAACACGGGTGCCGCAGGCGCCTCGTTGATGATCTTCCTTGCCAAGTTGTAGTGCATATAGCTCTTACTGCACTGCTCCAGCCACGCCGTGCCGTCTATGTATTTCTTTTCGATCATAGTCCCTCTCCCTTCTTTTTGTTCTCCAGCGCCACTTCGCACTGCTCGCACACCCGTCGAATGCGGTTTACAAAGTCCTCGTTTACGTGATCGATGGGCGGAATGATCCCCATCAGTACAAGGCCCACCTTAACCGCAAAATAAAGGTTCCCGGCAGGGCCGTGCCGCTCAAACAGATACAGCATATCGGCAGGCGTATCACTGAAGGGAGACAGGTATTGCTTCTGGATGAAAACGAGCCCTCTCGTGGTCTGCACCGGCACAAGGCGTTGAAACAGATCCTCGTCAAACTCACAGGGCATCTCGCCCTCTACGTCGCAGGCAACGCTGAGCCGATCCGGGATCGCCCCCTCGTGGCGGATGATCATTTTAGCGGCCTTCTTCTCGGAAATGTCGTAGGTGCGACAGATACTCTCGTCATCAAAGTGCGGCAGGTTCGTCAGCGGAAACAGCGCAAAGCCGTCCGAAAGCCACTGCCCTCCGTCATTCTCATACAGAACGAGGCAGCCGTTTTTCTTGCAAAGGTTGATGATCCTCTTGATCTCCATGTGTTTTCTCCTTCCTTTTCGGGCTGTGCCCCGCAGGCCGCCCGGATTTTTTCTTGTTTGCCTCGATCTCGGCAAGCAGTCGCGTATAGCACGTCCACCTGCAGCACCACTTGCCGTATTTGTGATAGATGTGCTGCGGAGCGGGTATAAACACCCGCCCGCAAATGTAACAACGACGCTCTCGCAGGTCAGCGTCCAGCTTTGCTCTTGGCATCGCTCACCTCTCCCCGATCCGCGCGCACCACAGATCGGCAGCAGCCCTCCAGTTGGGGAGGCAGTCCCAGCTGCGCAGCGCATTCCACGCCACGAATTTTTCCGCCTCGGCAGCGGCGTTCTCTATGCAAAGCTCCTCCGCCATATACCGATGCACCTCCAAGAGAACCGGCGGAGCCGTTCCCTCACGCGCGCTCGCGCTCGATAGATCAAAAGTGGTGGTAGTAGTGGTATTATCTCTATCCTTACCTACCCTATCTCTATCCTTACTCTTACCTAACTCTAACCTAACCTGTGTATCCGCCGTGGATACATCGTGTATACAATCCGTATACGCGCCGTTTTCACAAACCTTCAAGAGAGACATTTCTTTTCTGAATGTAGTCGGCTTGTAGCGGTCCTTTTGGATGTAATTATGGATTTTCCAGTGCTTGATCACGATCACGCCGTTATCGAAAACAAGAACAAAGCGCTTTGCGATCAACAACGACAGATCATCCTCGGCGGCACCCACGTCCCTGCGGATGCGATTGGGGCTATTCACAAAGCCGTCGTCGTCCGCTCGCATAGCAAGATGAAAATACAGCGCCTGTGCCGATAGCGGCATTGCAATAAAAGCGTCGCTGTCAATGATGCTTTTCGAAAACATTCTACGTTCTGCCATCACTCCACCTCCAAATTCTTGAAGCATTCCGTAGCATCAGCAGGGCAGTCCGCAAAGTCTTTTCTGCCCACACCGACGAAGATCACGGTGCCCACGAAATCCACCCCCAGCACGTTCAGATTGTAGGGGAGATCCCGCAGCTTGCCCTCCTCGTTGCACAGGATCGCCAGATCCGAAAAGATGCGGATGCGCTCCACATAGCCGCCCACGATCTGCTGCATGGTCTTATAGTCGTTTTCGATCTCCTCCCACCGGGCCTTCTCGCCGGGCTGCTTGATCAGTACGCGGATCTTGCTCATTGTGCATCCTCCTTCAGGTAAAGCTCATGGGTGCCGTCCACGAGGGCCTGCTCTTCGTCGGAGGGGTGATAGCCGATGGAGCGCATGAAGTCGTAAAGACTGATCATGTACTCGTTGCCGTTGTAGCAGCCGTCATAGTCGTGAGCGGTGTAGAGGTAGTCGCCGTTCTTGGAAACAAACGCCATCCACAGGACGGTGCGATAGGGAGCATCGGCTACAGCCTGCTTCAGCGCATCGTCGGTCTTATCAAAGAGATTTTCCACGTCATTGTAATAGTTCTGGTAGTTGTTGTAGGTGGTTATGACGGCGATGGCCTTGGAGAAATGGCGCTTGGCCTCGCTCTCGGCCATATTCTTCACGTAGTCGGTGCGCATGGCGAGGGCGAGCTTGCAGGCATCATTCAGCTTGGCCTTTCGCTCAACGCGCTCCTGCTCCAGTCGCTCCTCTTCCTCGTCGATCTCGTCTTCGGACTCCTCCACCTTGGTCTGTCTGAAATAGAGCCAGCTGGTGTAGTCAAAGAAGAAAAAGCGCTCGTCAGCCTCGTAGGTTTCGGGCTTGAAGTCGTCCACGTTCTTGGTATCAAGGCGGAGCTGTGAGCCCCATTCGCCGTTAAGGGAGGAATAGGGACCGTTCCAGCCCTCGTCACGGGTCAGCTCGGTAAAACCTGCTGCTGTGAGGGCTGCACGCCATTTTTCACACCGTTCGCGCTCGGTCTGGCGCTCCTTGGCCTTTGTCAAATTCCACAAAAAGTTGGCGGTGCCGATGTGCTCCAGCACCTTGTTGCGCTCCTCCAGATCCTCGATCTCGGCAAGGCGGTCAAAGTCGGCAAGGGAAAGCTGGCGCTCGGAGACCTTCTTCAGGGTGTCTGCATCCAGCTCCGCCATCTTGAGCCGGCGGCGGACGGTGGTCTCGGAAAAGCCGGTCTTCTCGGAGATCTTCTCCACGCTGTCGCCGAAATCCATCATCATCTGGAAGCCCGCCGCCTGCTCGTAGACGGTGAGATCCACACGCTGCATATTCTCCAGCAGCATGGTCTGCACCTGCTCGGCGTGGGTCATATGGGCGATGATGCAGGGGAGGGCTTCAAGCCCCGCCTGCTTGGCAGCCTCCATACGGCGGTTGCCGATGACCACGTGATAGCAGCCGGTGCCGCCCTCGTCGCGGAAGGGCACCACGGTGAGGTTCTGCATCACGCCCTTTGCCTTGATGCTGGCGGCAAGCTCGGTGAGGTCGCCCAGATCCTTGCGGGGGTTATCCGGGTGATGGCGGAGCAAGGAAAGTGGGATCTGCACGATGCCCTCGGAGGGGTGATCGGTGTAAGTAAAGGTGTTCATTTGCTTTCTCCTTTGTTTGTTTTTACGGTCCAGTTGGCGAACATACCCGAGAAGATCTCGTCGGGGTAGCCGTCGCGGCGGAAGATCTGCTGCATCTGGGCATCCAGCTCCCGCATCAGGATCCCCTCCTTGTTTGCCTTGATGTACCGTCGGAACAGCCGACGGTAGGCACCGAGATAACAGAACAGGCGCTTTTCGCCAAAACCGTAGGTGATGTGCAGGGCGAAGCAGGACATCTTGATCAGCTGATCCATGATGAGCATCACGTCCTTTTCAAACTGCTCTCTGGCGATCTCATACGCGAGCTGCTTGATCCGCTGCTGCTCCTTATCGGTCAGGCTGTTGTAGGTGCGGCGGATATTTGCTTTCACTGTACAGCTCCTTTCTGCAAGGGCGCATCCAGCAGGTCAAACATGGTGGGGGTGGCGATCTCCTCTTCGGCGGCTTGGCAGTAGCCTACGCCGTCACGGAAATAATCGGGATTCAGCTCGATGCCGTAGCCACGGCGGCCCTTCTTAACAGCGGTCATCGGCACGGTCATGAGCCCCCCGAAGGGGTCAAGTACAAGGTCGCCCTCGTTGGAATAGCGCTCGATGATGCGCTCAACGATATCCAGCTGCAACGGGCAAACGTGTAGCTGCTGCCTGCGGTGGCTTTGCGTGGTGTTGAGGGTGCGCATACGGTTGATGTCGTCCCACACCGTATCGCTCCAGCTGGCGGGCCCTACGACCATAAAGGTAGCGGGGAGCTTGCCCTCTTTGTCCAGATCCTCGGCAAGCCGCACGTGCTCATCAAAGCTATATACGTTGTGACTGCTGTATTTGCGATAGATCTTTTGCAAATGGGAAACGTCCGTGCTTTTCAGCTCCTCTTTGGTGACGAGCCGATCACCCGAGGAGCGCCAAAAGGCATGCGCGTCCAACTGCCAGCGGCCTCTCGTATAATCCTCCTTGCTCTTTCGCACAGGCTCATCGGCGTAGGCGGTGGAGGTATCGGTGGGAAGTTTGCGGAACAGCAGCACGTATTCAGGACATCCAACACCCATTTTGCTACCGTCCTTGCATTGCTCGCTCCAGCCAAGGCGGTAGGTCTGATTGTTTTCTCTCACTACGTCGGTGAGCACCACGATACGCCCCATGTACTTAAATCCGCTTTTCAGAAAGTGGAATACCGTCATATCGGAGAAGGGGTCAACGGTGGGCATACCGTCACCGGTGGCGTTGCCAAAGAGGATGCGATCTTTTACGTGGATGGCCGCGATACGCCCGGGCTTCAATACGCGGAGCAGCTCGGGGGTGAGGTATGCCATCTGCTCAAAGAATTTGTCGTTATTTTCGTTGTGGCCGAAATCGTTGTAGCTTGGGGTGTATTCATAGTGATTGGAGAAGGGGATGGAGGTGTGGATCAGACCCACGCTGTCGCTTTCCATCTCCCGCAACTCCTCTACGCAATCGTTATTGACGGCCGTAAAATGCTTTCCTGTAACCTGCACTCTTTTTACTCCTATGCTTCGTTGCATCGAGGCCACCAGATGGGCGGTGTCGATGCCGTATTTTTTGATGATCTCGCGCATCCTTTCCTGCTGCTCGTCGTGGCGCTTCCACTTGGCCAGCAGCTCCTCGAGGATGTTTTGTTCGTTTTCGGTATAAATGATGTCGACCACCACCTGCTCCTTTTGCAGGAAGCGGTAGATGCGGTGAATGGCTTGAATAAAGTCGTTGAATTTATAGTCAATGCCAAGGAAGATGGCGCGGTGACAGTGGCGCTGAAAATTGCATCCCTGGCCGCTGATCTCCTTTTTGGTGGCCAATAGGCGGATCTCACCGTTTGCAAAGGCCATCACACGACGCTCGCGCTCATCTAATGGTTGCGTGCCGAAGATCTCGGTGGCCTCAGGGATCTCGCGCTTGATAGTGTGTCGCTCCTCCTCCAGGTCGTGCCAGAGCAGGAAATGCGCTTGCGGATCTTCTGCTATCAGCTGCTTCATTTTGGCTACGCGCAGTGCTATGCTCTCGCGCTTTTCCTTGGCGGCCTGCGCAAGACCTTCGGCGGCATCTTCAAACAGCTGCATCTGACCGTCCTTGCGCTCGGTGACTGTGCGCGGCGTTTCGATCTTGTGATAGCGCACGTCAAGGGGTGGGAGATCGTAGCCCGTAGCGTCAAGCCCGAGATCAGCAGGAGAGGACAGAAAGAAGCTCCACGTGGAGACCCAAAGCCAGAACTCCTCCTCTTTGTGCGGATAGAGCGTGAGGTTGTTTGCTTTTGTGCTGTCTCGTTGGAAAAAGCGAGTCAGAGCTTGTCCCGTGTCCATGACCTCAAGAAAGCCCGCGTAATGGATCAGCTCCTTGTATCGGTTGGGATCGGGGGTGGCGGTGGCCACCAGCTTGAAGCGCACGCCCTTGAATTTATCGAGAAAGGACTGATACGTTTTGGAGCCAAAGGAGCGCAGCACCGACGCCTCGTCAAGGCAGCAGGCAGTGAAATCAAGAGGCTCGATATCGCCTTCTCGCACACGCTCATAGTTGGTGAGAAGAACCGAGCCGTCCGGGGCATCCAACGCCTCTTGACGGCAGGTGATGTATTGCGGGGTGGGCATACCGAGCAGCTCTACCGCGTCGCGGACGAACTCTTGACGCACACCAAGGGGAGTGATAATCAGTGCTTTGCCGCCCTCGTGCTTTAAGACAAGGCGGCAATATTCCAGCTGTTGGATGCTTTTGCCAAGGCCAAAGCTCTCAAAAAGGGCACGTCTGCCACCTGCAACTGCCCATGCGACTGCAATACGCTGATGGGGCTTTAGTGCGGGGTGAATTTCCTCGTCTTTGACGATAAAGCCTGACATAGGGGCGGAGACCGCCTTGTTCTGCAAAAATTCCGTATAATTCATGCTTTTACTCTGCATCCTCCTTCAGGTACAGCTCGGAGGTGCCGTCCACGAGGGCGGATTCCTCGTCGGAGGGGTGATCGGTGTAGGTGAAATCAGTCATTGCTTGTATCTCCTTTCTTTGGGCGGTGTTTCCTCACTTTTCAAATACGCCACCGCCGCCGCGATACAGTCCTTGTCGGGGGCTGCAGCCCCCACGTTGCAATCAAACCCACCGTCGGGGTTCTCCTTGATCTTCCGGCAGACCTGCTCGTTACAAAAGCACGGCGTAAAATTGCCGTCCTCCACGTCTATCAGCCACCGGGCCAGCTCCTCCGCGCTCATGGCGCGGATCTTCTCGATCTGTGTCATACGTCCTCCTTTATTTCCTCCCACGCGCCAACGCGGGAATTTTCAAAAGCACCATCCCAAAGCTGCGCTTGCAGCTCCTGCTCGCACTGTGCGGCATCCGCTCTCGTGATCCGAATGATCGAATAGTCGTGCGTGCCTGTCCTGTCGGCGTTCAGCACCTCAACGATCCGCACGTTGCCGGCGGCAGAAAAATTCCACGTAAAGGAGGGGGCAAAGCTCATGCGCTGCCGATGCCCCTCTGCCCCGTACACCCGCCACGATCTCGTCACGCTCATGCGATACCCTCCTTCCCGCCTTGCAGGCGGCCTGCCAGCCGCACCAGTCCGTCCACGTTCATCCTGCCGCACAGCAGCAGCTTGTCCACGTCCTCCTCGGAAGCACGCCCATACAAGAGCCACGTGCCAAGGCACTCCATCAGATACAGGGCATCCTCGCCCACCGCATCATTGATCTCCCGCACCAGGTCGTTGGCCATGCGCCAGAGCTTCCTTTTCAGCCACGCAACGGTGGCCGAATGCTCCTGCGGCGGCAAAATTGCCGCGCCGCTGCGCTCCAAAACAGTTTCCAAGGCATCCGCATACCCCAAGGTGCCGATTGCAGCCTGCGGCGCGTTTTTGGCGGCCATCATCTGCCACCTCCCGCCCCAAGGGGCTGCCCCAGCACACGGCTTTGGTAGATCGCGTGGATCTGACAGTCGGGCATCACTGCCACCCTTTGCTTCCATCCCCATCCGGGATACAGGTCGGCCACCGCCGCTCTCTTTTGTTCTGCAGACATTTTTCGTCCTCCTTATTGATTTTTTCTTGAAAATGTGCTACAATAGGAGGAGCAGGAGCGTTCCATCGCCCTGCCCCATATTGGAGTATCGCAAGCCGGCAAGCTTTAGCGCGATACTCCTTTTCTTTTTGTCCGCGGTTCCCCGCAACCTTGTAGGGACAGGCGTCCTCGACTGTCCGAATCCGCGACCAACCTCACGACCTCTCCTCCCGAACCGCCGCCACGTACTGCTTGATTCCTGCGGTCACCAGCTTCGCGTACTGCTCGATCTCACGGATCACGACCTCGTTCTCCGCGTCCACAAACACGTGGCAGAGATCCACCAATTCCAGTGCTGCGTCACGCAAGCCTTTCACTGCCTTTCCCACGTCCATTCCCGCTAAAATGTACGGGGGACACAGGGGATCACTTCGCAGACCCGCCTCGATCATCTTGCAGATCTCATTCCTGAGCCCGTCATTCAAGCCCTTCGGAATTTTCTCAAATTCCATTTTCTTATTCTCCTTTTTCTAATTTTATTTTTGTTTTTTCCAACCAAAACACCCAAAAAGCGTCTTAATTTTCCAAAAACGCCTCAAACGGGGTGTCTGCGGTACTCCTGATCCGCTGTTGTGACATCCATTCCCGTGGCGTTTGTGTACCACAGATAAAAGGACACGGTGGGTATCACCGGCACACGGTAGCCGCCGTCCTGCCGCTGATAGGCGAAGCCAAAGGACGTGTTGCCGCGCATCAGCGCCGCCATCAATCCCTCTCGGTTCACGCCCAGAAAATCCGCCGCCACCTCCAGCGGGATCTTCAGCGGATGCTCCTGCACGATCCGCTCCAGCTCCGCCAGTTTCTGCTTGATCACATCCATTTGCTCTCCTCCTTTCATTGCCGCTCGGCCTCGCCAAGCGCTGCATCCGTTCTCGTGATCTGATCCTCAATGTTCTCCAAGGTGATCCCCATCTCCTGCAGTTCCCTGCCGCGGTTCTCCAACCAACGTAACTGGTACATATACTGCCTCCGCTTATAGATCAACCGCTGCTCCTGCTTACCAAGCGCCACCAAGGGCGACTCCTTCAGCCGCTTGATCTCCTGCTCCACCTCATAGTCCGTCATTGTCTTGCGTGCCATTTTTTCTCCTTCCCCGCCTTCGCAGGCATTTTTAATTTTTTGCCACGTGGCAAGCTTGATCTGTGGCGGTTTCCCTGTTCGTGGATCCACACCACGCTCCAAATTATCAATCGTTGTGTGGCTCACTCCGCACTTCTCTGCGAAAGCACGAAGCGACATTTCGCCACGACAACATCGGACCATTTGTCCAATCTGTTCGATTGTTTCCACAGTTATCACCTCATTTCAAAAGATCGTCAACAGTCACACCCAGTGCTACGGCAATATCGCGCCCCAAAGTAATGGTCGGCACTCTGGAACCGCGCTCAAACTGCGCGATCATAGATCTGTCCACGCCCACCTTATCGGCAACGTCCTGCTGGGTCATTCCCTTCTTTTTGCGCAATTCGCGCAGATTTTCTGCTACACTCATGTATTGGCCTCCTCTCTTGACATTTCAATTTGTTTGTGTTATGCTTGACTTAGATTTGTTAGCACATTCACATTATAACTCAGCAAACTCAGGTTGTCAATCAAAAACACTGACTTTTCGTACTTTTTGTTTGTTTGCACAATCTGAGTTTAATAACTTTGTGCATTTTGGAGGAATTATGTTCAAAAAAATTTTTATAGACCTGTGTAACGAGCGAAAAGAAGCCCCTTCTGCTGTCTGCGTAAAATTGGGGCTCTCGAACGCCGCATTTTCCAAGTGGACGGACGAATCCATCCCACGCCGGGCGACCTTACAGCGCATGGCTGATTATTTTGGCGTATCCATCGACCGTCTGCTCGGCAAAGAACCCAAGCCCACCATCACCGCCATCACACGCGAATCCAAGGAAGGTTTTCCTTCACCTGTGCCAGATGAAACCGATATCGTGATCAACGTGCCCCTCTCGGCACTCACAAAGAAGCTCTCTCTGCTGGATGACATAGACCGCGAAAAGGTCGAATCTTACACCGACGGCCTGCTCGCCGCAGAGAAATACCAAGAGCCTACCCACTTGGTCAAGATCGCCGCCCGTGCCGGCGGCGGCATCCGTGAGGTCGCCCTCACCGAGAGCCAGATTGAAGCACTCAAAAACCTACCCGAGGTCCCGAACCTCGACGACAAAAAATAAAAAAAGACCGCCCTCTCGGGCGGCAAAGGAGCATTGTATGCTTTATGGACTCGGCGGTCTCGCACTAATTGCAGTTTTTTGGTACCTTGTTCGTGCCATCTCAATTTACATTGGGCAAGCTCCAGCGCGCGGAAAGGGTATTCACCCCGACGCTATGCGCTACTTTAATGCATTAGAAGGGATGCTTTCACCATACGGGAAAGATGCGGATGTGATCGAATGTTTAATTGCCGCGAACAAAGAATTGCAATCGCAGTTCAATTCCTATCAAGGTGGAAACAGACGCGATTACCCCGTCGCACTGTTCGGTCCCGATTCCTTCGAGAAGAACAGAGAGGAAGTCTGGGCTATCTGGGTCTTGCTGAATTATAGCAATCGATCGACCACCATCAACAATATGCAGGATCGGCTACTCAAAAGAATGAAAGAGCTTGCCGAGGACGAGGCGGCTCGCCCTCCCGTTCTGTTTGAAGATTGCCGCCTATATCAAGAATACGTTCTCAAGTGTCAGAGGGAAGAAGAAGATCGAATATTCAAACAACGTTTGACGGAATGCATTGCACGCACCAATTACCGGAAATTATTTCCCGACACATCTATGGACACTATGCTAACCGTTTTCGAGGCTCATCGTTATGAATTTGATCTGTATACCGTCGATGATCTCACGCAATCAAAAATAAATAAAATTGTAAATTCGCTTGCCAAGGGCTCATAAAATCACCCCCTTAAATACCCCCTTATGTACCCCTTAAACTGCCGATACACCTTCCGCTCCATGGGGCTGGTCAAAAATTTGCCCCTTGCAAGCAGGATCTGCATCCGTTCCCACCGAATGCCCGCCGCTGTTGCGCTGATGTCGCAAATCGCCGCGATTTCGGCGGCAGACGACACCCTGCACCCCCACAGCACGCAGGCGGGCGCCAACAGCCGCGCAGCGAAGATATTGGCGGCCTGCTCCACGGGATCGTCATGAGGCGACGGCTCGCGGTTCACCAGCTCATACTTGCCCACGTGCCCCAGCAGGATATGCCCCAGCTCGTGGGCAACGGTAAACCGACACCGCTGCCGGCTCTGCCCGGGGCGAATAAAAATGTACGGCTCGCCGGCGAGAACGCAAGAGAGCCCATCACCCACCTCGGGAGCCAGCTCGGCGTGCTCCAGCACCTTAATTCCTAAACGTCTGCAAATTTCAACCACATCCACCGGGAGTGCACGGATCTTCTCCCGCTGCAGGATCTGCCACGCCAGATCTCGCGCCTTTTGATAATCATCATAATACATAGAACCACCTCCATGGCTCTATGATACACTACCGCCCTCTCCCGTGGGGACGGTAATTTTTACCAATGAAAGGAGCCCGCCTATGCCACGCCCCAGAAAACCCAACCGCACCGACGGTCGCTTTGAGATCAAGCGCACGGTCGGCAAGGATGCGGACGGCAAGTCCATCCGCAAATCCTTTTACGGCAGCAATGAAGCCGAGGCGCTGCGAGAATATCAGGCGTTTCTGGAGGATCGCCGGCGCGAGCAGCAGGAGCGCGCCTGCACGCCGTTCCCCAAATGGGTAGAAAAGTGGCTCTATACGTACAAGGAGCCGGACGTGAAGCCCAACACCTTCCTCACCACCTATAAGCGCCCCTGCGAGCGTTATATCCTCCCTTATTTTAAAGGAGCCATCCTGCAGGAGATACGGCAGGCGGATATCAAGGCTTTCCTCAACCCGCTTGCAGGTTCCCTTTCGCAGAGTTATCTGGATAAGATCATACTGTGCCTGCGCGGCATATTCGAGACCGCCGTGGATAACGAGCTGATCAACCGCAACCCCTGTAAGAACGTTACCATTAAATCCCGTCAGGAGGGCGAAAAAAAGCGCACCTATGACCGAGAAACGGCAGAGAAGCTCTGCACGTCGGATCACAAGTACGCGCTGTATATTCACATTCTTTTGGCGCTGGGGCTCCGCTGCTCCGAGCTCTGCGGTCTCAAATGGGAGGACATTGATCTGGAGAACGGCAAAATGAGCATCAGCCGGGCGCTGACCACCGAGAACGGCGTGATCTATATCGATACACCCAAGTCGGCAAATTCAGTGCGAAAATTGGATATCCCCGCCGACCTGCTGGAGCGACTCCGAAAAGCGAAAGCCGAATACGACAGGGATCCTCCAAAATCTATCGGCATCCATGATTGCACCGGCTTTATCGCCACTCTGAACGGACATCACATCACCCCCGATCACTTCGGTGACAGACAGCTGGAGGCTTTCTACAATTATCACAAGATCCCACAGAACAGCAAATTATCCCCCCACGAGCTGCGCCACACCTGCGGCACCCTGCTCTACGGGGGCACCAAGGACGTGTATTTTGTCAGCCGATATCTGGGCCACAGCGATATCAGTATTACCACGAAAATCTATGTTCACTCCGAAATGCAGGACACGCCGGTGCATATCGCCTTCACCGAAACGGATAAGAAAAGCCCCTCTTTCATAGCCGTCTGTGAATGA